CGTTGTTTATCTTTTTTAATAGCTTACCGTAGCATTCTTCTTTCATTGTTTCGTCTTTATATTCTAAACTAATATTTTCTATTTGTGTCTTTTGCTTTTCCTTGTGTAATAAGTAAGTGTTTCTTATAGTCCAGTAAATATATATCTTGTTGCATTTTCCGTCTTTTATTAGCTTCTGTAAATTAGCGTGGTCAATAAGTCTTAAATACATTTCCTGGATAACGTCTTCAGCAAATGAACCAGCACCCATTCTTTTAGCAATAGCTATATATTCTTTATGGTCTTTTGATATTTCTTTTAGCCAGTCCACTATTCAAAGGTATAAAAAAAGCAGCACAAATTAATGTACTGCCTTTTCACTTTTAATAGATAAACACGAAAACTATTAAAAAGGTAAGTCATCTTCAGGAAGTTTTTCCATTTTTGTTACTGGTGTTTCACTTGGTTTGTATGGTTCACTTATTGCCATACTGAAAAACTTTTCTCCGTTCTTTGTTTCACGTACCCATAACGCTACTTCTTTTTCTAAACCTTCACAGTTCATTTTTCCTTTGTAGTCGGGGTGCGTGTCTGCTTTCTTATAATTGTTTTTAAAGATTGCACCACTATTTATTTTTTGTTCCATATTGATTGATTTGTTTATGTTTATATATCCTATATATTTTTTCGTCTTTTCCTTGTTTTTAAATTCTGTTTGTTTTGGTAAACTTCGCCACTCCCATTTAAAACTATAATTTTCTTTGTCTAAATCTGTAATATTAAAAATGTAAATCTTGTGATCCATTTTAACGACATACAAAAATACTTTATTTTTTTGTTTACTATATGTTAAATTGTAAGCGTACTTGTCAAATTCTATAATTGTGTCTTCATAGACTTCAGTACGGTTTTTTATTTCAACTATATACTTGTCATTATAAGCGTCAAATCTACTGTATTTATTTTCTTCTTCTTTTAAATTATAATCTTGCTGGTTTAGTTCTTCTAATATTTGGCGTTCTTTACTTTTCAACTTTCTACGTTTAAAGATTTTTGTTTTCTTTTATCTTGCCTACGTTCATCAAACCAAAACAAGTCACTAAGAATAGGCATATTTTGTAATTCACAACTATAACGACTTGAACCTTCCCAAGTAACTATTTTTCTTGCTTTGTCTGGATTAGCTTTTTTAGAGTATAATAACGGATTAACTGCTTTTTTGTATTCTTGGCAAGAACCGTCAAATCTAAAATCAACTACGTTTTCATATGTTAAATATCCTTCTTTATGAAACCTTACACCTTGCTGCAAACCTTTTCTATATTGTTTTTCGCAAAGTCTTGATATTTCTTTAACTAAAGCTTTTTGCACATTAATAGGTAAACCCATAACAATAGATTTGTATTTCAAATTTTTTGCTCTTACTTTTCTATATTCTTCCATAATTATTGTTCTACGTTTAAAGTAAGCTTTGCTTTTAGTTCATTGTAGTATTCACGACATTCTTCTATTCGTGTTTTTATAGATTGAATCACTTCTTTGTCATAATCTACCCTAAACAACTTTACACGGTTTTCTTTAGGTATGTGACTAAATTGGTGTTTGCTTTGTACATACTCACGTATGTCTAAACATTCGTCAATCTTTTGTTGCTTCCAATGTTCACGTCTTATTTCATCTTCAACAATTTGTTGTGGTGTGTCTACAAGACAATAAGCAATATATGCTTTACGTTTTCCAGTTAGCCACATATAACCTTGTACCTGGTAAAAGTAGTCTTTGTTTGGTAGTTCGTCTTCAAACAATGGAAAAGTAGACGCTTCATAACTTGACTTAATATCTACTACAATATCAGTAATAATATCAGGTTCTCCAGTTATATATTTGTTTGTAAACCTTTCTTCATTCTTATACATAAAACCAAAGTCTAAAACGTCATTACATAAGTCAATACTATGTTGTTCTACTTCGTTTCCTTTATCTGTGTACCTTGACCAGAATTCGTTTTTTATTCCAAATTCGTCTTCAAGTAGTGTCTGCTTTACATAACTTTTAGCAGTTTTACTAAGCACTTCTTTTTTAGAACGTGCGTTAGTCATTATTTTACCAAGTGATGAACAACGTACTAACATAATTCTAAAGCTTTAGATTGTTTATTACTTAATTCAAATGTCTTTAGTAATTGTTCTTTTGAATATTTACCTTCTTTTATAGTTTCTACTGCCCTTGCAAATTGCAAGTCAGTTAAAGAACCTTTTTCAAATTTAATATTTGGTTGGTTTTTTTTTGAATTAACTTGTTCACCAGCAGCGTCTAAATCTTTGTCGCTTACAATGCCCAAAATCGAACTCAATGAATACCGACGAAAATAACTCACGGCACTTCCAAAAACCTGGAAATCGTTCATACCTTTTAGTTGTACACCTTGTGGTATAGCCACACAACTTTCTATTGTGTCACCACTTGATACGTGAAATAATATAGTACGTAGTTCAGTACCGTCTAATAGTTGCGTAAAGCCAAGCTTATGCTTTTTTAATAACGGATTGATAACACTTAAAATACTTGGTAAGTCAGCATACGAATAACCGTAGCCTTTAGTACCTTTGTGAATCACTTGACATTCTTGCTGGAATGATGCCAAACTTTTATAAATGTTTTCTTTTGGTAAGCACTTATTATTAGGCGTTGCTTGTTCCTTTTCCATAAGGTTTATAACCTTGTCTGTTGTTTTACTCATATACTTGTGTTTTATTTGTGTACGTAAAGTTAAGAATTATTTTCTATTTCCTTACATTTTTGTTTAAATTCTTTTATTAGTTGTTTAAGTTCTTCTTTGTCGTGCTTGTGTACACCGTTACTTTGAAGTTCCAGGTTATTAAATTCTTCACTACCTATTCTTTTTAATAGTTCTTTGTGATAGTTAAATAAGTTTCCGTGTTGCCACTGGTTACAAAAAGTGCACTGTGAGTGAATATTTCTTAAATCAAATCTTACAGAACCGTGACCACCAGCACTAAAAAAATGTCCAGCGTCATACTTACCTACTAATGGTGTACCACAACTTACACAACCTTTGTCTTTATCTCTTAGCCTTACAAATTTGTTTACCCATTTTTGTGCTTCTTTTACAAATTCACTTGTTGTTTTTAGTTCTTCTTTCATTCGTCTTTTTTTCTTTTTCCATTGTACTTGTTTTGCTTTTATGATCCATTCTTCAAAGCATTCTGTTTTGGTGCAATACTTTTGATTAAAGTGTAGTGCTTCAAATTTTACTTTGCATTTTTTACAACGTGGCATTTTCTAAAAGGTTTTTATTAGTTAATCTTAATTCGTTTACTTCTGTTTGTAACTCTAAAAGTATAATATTGTTTCTATACAAGTCACCACTTAAAGACATACATTTTAAATCTAACCTATTGAAAACAAGTAAAGCTTCACCAAGTTCTATTAAACTATCACGCTGGGTTGCTATAAGTTCTTTTTTGTGTGGTGTTTTCTTTTCCAGGTCTTCAAGTGCTAACTTTGCTCTATGATAAACTTTGTTTAAACCTACTTTAGCTTGTATTACTTCTATCATTATATTCGTGTTTGTGTTGTTTGTAATCTATATTTTTTTAAATTGTCTACACCTTGCATTGTAAACCCTAAACCATTGTTGTAAGAAAATAACAAAGGTTCGTTTAAATTTGTCAGTTGCCCACCAGTTTCTTTATCTTTTATTTTTTCAACCGTTATCATAGTTTCAAATTTCATAACTGGGTGAGCACACAAACGGTGTGCTATAAGCATATTATCTGTTCTGTTCAAAAAACTTTTACCCCCCTCTATTGAAGCTTTTAATGGTGCTTTTAAGTGTCCACCCCATTCGTGATTTTCTGCATATATATTTCCAGCACGACCACTTTCTGAATTTGGGTGTGAACTTATAAATAAACTTTTTTTTGTTTGATTGCAAAAAACCCTACTTTGATTCAAAAACTCATAATTTGCATTGTGACTTATTTCACGATTCAAACCAGTAAATGGATCAATAAAACAAACATCACATTTCACACTATCAAAAATATCAAATAGTTCTTGTGGTGTATATAGCTTTTTGTTATCTACAAAAGTAAAATATTGGTTTAAATGATTGTAAGCACTTTGTATAGTTTTCAGGTGTATTTGTTTAAATGGTTTTCCAACATACATTTGAATCATATCACGTAGTATTTGACCACTTGTATTTTCACCACTCCATATACAGAACGTCTTATCATTTATAAGTGCTTGTGATAGCATATAATAAACAAACCAAGCAGTTTTACCTACGTTGTCGTGTCCTAAGATTATTGTGATTTCGCCTTTTTTTAGTCTAAAGTAATTATCTAAATTATTACCTATTCCAATACCTGGTTTTATTTTTCCTTCTTTATAGTTTTGTAAATATTTAAATTCACTTCCTTGTGTTACCAGCATTTAGTTGTG